GGAAATCTGCGCTACAGCATTGTAGACGAGATGTACTTTGTACGCCAGGTCTGTTGAGTTGACATCATTGCCGATCATAGTCCGGTAAGAGAAACCGAACTTGGCTCTCGGCTGATCAGCAACGTACAACGCCGGCGAGAGATTCAGTCTTCCGGCGCAGGGAGCAAACTCGATCGGGCTGGAGAACGCGTCTATCGTCGCTCCGAATTCCTCAGAAGCTGCGATACTCTGAATCTTCCGGCCATCCAGGTAGTAATCCTGAGGGTCAGCTCCGGTGGGTGCCTCAGTGACACTGCTGAGACCATTCCACGGGACGGCAACGTCAGCGTTGATATACAACATCCCTCGGTCCACGCCAGCCTGGAATACACGATCGCCTACACCGCCCCATGAAATTCTGGTCATGCTACCCTCTTGTCTTCATCTCAGCTCTGCGCTGAGCGTTGAGCTCCCTGTTACGAGCAGCTATTTCCGCGGGACTCATCTTCTTCTCGGGAGCGTTCTTCAGATTACATACCCTGACGAGCGTCAGCAGTCTGTTCAGATGCCAGTGCTGACATTCGAACGGAATACCCAGCGCAATCATCCAATAATAGATGAGATCTGAAGTAACGACTTCGCCCGTGTTGTTCTTCGGGCCTGTCTCGTTAAACCACGCCGCGGACATCTTCGCATTGATGTATGCATTGATGTCCAGGTAGTTCTGCTCAGAGAAGCGGTCGAAGACTTCCTGGGACGGCGGCTCGCCGATAATCATCATCCGAATGTAATCCAGAGTCTGCTCGTCGGTTTTGTCGTTGAATCCCAGGAAAGCCTTCTCCCACTTCGCCTCCCATTTTGACAGAGAGACCAGGGAATGCTCGATCTGCAAGTAGCAGTCCTCGGCGGAGACGAATTCGCTCGTCGATTCGTCGAACCCGTCGACCAATGAGATCTTCAGGGTGAGCACCCTTGGTCCTCCTATCAGGTGTGGGGGAAGAACCACTCGTCGACGCTGGGCACCGGGAAGATGTAGCCGGCCGCGGGAACAGCGTGAACGACGGTGTCGACGGTGATCGTGACGGTACCGGTCTTGGTGACACCGCCGATCTGGTAGTGAACGCCGGTGACCGTCGGGATGGTGATGACATCGGATGCGATCGTCGGGGCCGTCGGACGAGCTGTGACGGTGACCGTGCCGGCGAACAATGCGATGACGTCGTCGGGGAAAGGCAGTGCCGGGTCGGTGTCGACGGTTCCGTACAGCAGGCCCTCGAGCGCCGCGAATGCGGTCGGGTCCACCTTGGTGCTGTCGACGGTGATCAGCGACGTCGGCTTGTATCCGGTAGCGTTGACAGGTGTGCTGGTGACGTCCCACGAGAAGGCGACCGCCGCGGGCGAGTCGTTGACCGTGGTGTAGGCCTTCTGCGACGGCGTGGCCAGCAGACCGTAGATCAGGTGCAGCTTGACGCCCAGAGATGCCGAGACGTCGTTGCCGACGTTGGTCCGGTAGCAGAGACCGAAGGTCTTGCGAGCCTGCTGCGCGATGACCAGGCCGTCTTCGGGCGACTCAGTGCCGTCCATGATGGCGAACTCGTCGGGGTACGTGAAGGCCTGGATCGTCGCGCCGAAGGTTTCGGCCGAAAGCAGGTTCAGGTACTTGATGTTGTCCGCGTACTGCGGGTTGGCGGCCGCGCCAGCCGGGGTCTCGGTGACAGTCGTGAGACCGTTCCAGGCCACGCCAGTGTCGTACTGAGCGGTTTCGACGTTCAGGGGATACAGGACGCCGTGGTCGACACCCGTCTCGTACCGCTTGTTACCGGTGTCATCCCAGGCAACAGTAGTCATTCACTTCTCCTCAGAAGTAGAGATTGTAGATGTCGTGATTCAGCTGCTCAGTCGTGTAATGCCGAATATAAGTGCACAACGGCAGAGCAGCAATCAGATCGGGTATGAGACTGTCAGGATTCTGGTCAATCACCGTTATCTGCCACCGCAACCTGGTGTTGTAAGGCTGATTATCGGCGTACTTCACCGACGCATAGTCCCGGTTGTAGATGATGGCAGGGTAAGTCACCGAAACGTTCGGCGGAGGCTGGAAATATACGCTAACGCCTTCTTGGAGACCCTCAAGCAGGGTTTGCAGGTCAAGGCGTGTCCCCATCCCACTGCTCTCCAATCGTCAGAATAAGGCGCGGACGCTCAACCGACACGTTGGTGATAGTCCAGTTAACTCCTTGCCAGCAGACATATCTCATTTTCATGAAATTCTCGTAGGCTTCAGCGTCAGCCATGATGCTGAACGAGTTCTCCAGTGTCAGATTGGCGTTCAGCGTCGGAGGAACCTGAGAAGGCGCCTCCAGACGTCTGGACGCTCGGATTACATCACCGTAATACATGATCTCGGTGATAACGTCCGTCCAGACGCCTGGAGTTGTTTGCACACTGTCCGCATAGCCTACGGCTCCATAGAACCGCATAAGACCAGCCTTAGATGCGAGTGAAGGTCCAGTCCTGGTTCGCGTCGTCCACGAAGGAGTAGGTCGACGCGGCCTTGGCCCGGATGTGGACAGAGGCACCGGAGGCGATCGCGGTCTGCGCGCCAGCGGTCAGGGCACTGCCCTCAACGCCCGTGTCATCGTTCACGACCACGTAAGTCACGTTGGTCGTGGTCGGGATGGTGACGACACCAGTGGACGACACGAAGGTCGGAGCGGTCGGGTTCGGCAGCATCCCGCCGGCACCGGCGAACTCGGTGATCGTGAGCGCACCGCGGTACTTGGTCATGGCGCCCGAGACACGGGTCTCCATGAGGTACTTGAACTGGTTGTAGTCGATGTCGAAGAAGTCGAACATCGACACCTCGCCACCCTTGTCGGCGCCGATGGTGTAGTCGGCCAGGTTGACGACGATCCCGATGAGGCCGGCGGTGGCTTCGAGCGCCTCGCAGGGGATGATGTCGGAAACGCCCATCGCTGCCGCGAGCTCGACCTTGGTCGCGTAGAGACGACGGCCCAGGGTGTCCTTCGCCAGGAGCATCCGGCTCACGTACGGCAGAGTGGTGTACATGATGGGGTTGCCGGAACCGCGGTAGTACCGCAGGCCGTTGACGACGGCGTCGACGATCTCGTCGGCCGAGCTGCTGGCGTCGGACAGGTCGACGTTGAGGTTCGTGACGTAGAGCTCGTCGTCGCCGTAGATGGGCCGGACGTTCTGCGCACTGATCTTGTCCGAGTCGTCGATCTCGCGACCGTCGCCGACGAGGATCGCACGCGCGAGCTCCTCGTCCAGCATGACGCGCATCTCGGTCTGCAGCCAGGTGACCACGTCGAAGTCCGTGATGTCCAGGATGTCGTCGCGGTCGAGCTTCTGCTTCTTGTAGATGGTCTGCGGGGTCGTGATCCGACGAGCGATGGAGAAGTACTGCTCCTTCTTCATGTTCGTCTTGACGTAGCCCTTCGCCCTGGCCTCATCGAGCGTGAGGTCGGCCGTCCAGCTGCGGATGCGCGAGAACGGAGTCTTGCGGACACTCGCCAGAACGGAGCCCACCCACTCCATCCGCCGGGAAATCCAGTCGGGGGTGTCGGTGACGGCCTGGTCGTACGGGAACAGCAGGCTGATGTCGTCGATGCCGTGGGCCATCGCGTACTCCTGGGCTGCCGCCTTCAGCGAACCGCCCTTACGCGCCGACTCGAAGATGTCCTGGGTATCCGCGTGCGAAAGAGTGAGCCCCTCCGCCTTCTTGGTGCCGTCCTGGTCGAAGACGTTACGGTGCACTTGGTCGTCCTTCGGGGTAGTGGTTCCGTCCTGGCCGTCGCCCAGTCCGTCTTGCTTCATGGCCGCGCCGACAAGCGCGTACATGACGTTCTGCTGCTCAGGCGTCATCGTGTCGACAACCTGCTGAACCGTGGCGTCGGGCCCGAGGCCGCCATCCGCTGGATCAAACAAATCGTTGTCATGATCGCCATCGGGATCAGGATTGGCTGGCGTGGGCTTGAGCTTGGAATCGGCCGCGTCCGTAGTCGACGCTGTCGGCATGGGCATCTTCTTCGCACCCGGCACGGTCTTGCTGCCGGCGTGCTCGATGGGCTCATCGGTGTAGATGATGACCTCATCTTCGGCCTCAACGACACCGTCGCCGTGGGCGATGTTCACGTTGTCGATGTACGCGCCGGGGTTCGCGCCGGAAAGAACGAGACTGCCCTCACGAATGTTCCCGTGAAGGACGTTCATGCCTCTCTGCTGAAGCCCATTGGCATAGATCGACAGGTTCTTGACGTCCCCGTTACGGACGAGCGCCTTCGCGTTTACCCCACTCGGGGTTTCGTTGAAGAAGCCGGCAACACGAACGCCATCGTCAACATGAGTCATGACCAGGTGACCGAGGACGTTTTCCGAGCTGTTGTGCTGATGCTGCCACACAAGCGGAACCGTCTCGCCATCGTTGTGCTTGAAGGCTGAAGCGACAATCGTCCTCCCGTCAGTGCACTTGATCCCGTACTTGGTGACGTACCCGGTGAAATCAGGTACCATTTTGAATCCCTTCTACTTCTTTATGCCAGGCTTAAAGGCGGGTTGTCCGACGAGTGCCGATTTAGCTGCGGTCTTCCGGGCATTGTCAATAGCGGTCTGCAGCTGCTGATGAATCGAGCTTATCTGCTTGTTTACAGTAGCTATCTTGCCCTGGAGCTGCTTTTCAGTCGGCACCGTGGTTTTCTTTGGATCATGCCTATGGGTGTAATCGTAGGCTTTCTTTTCCGCCTTCTCCTTAGCAGTCTCGTGCGTCCTGTGAGTCGATGACTTCTCCGCAGTAGATGAGGTCTTCTGCTTATGCTGATTGGCCTCGGCAACCAGTTTAGACAGGATCACCTTAAGCTTGGCCAGCCTGACTTTCAGAGCCGCTACTTTAGCATCAGCTTCGGCTTGAAGCTGCGCTTTGCTCTTTTTAGGCTTGGCGGCCGGTGTATGTCTCACAACTGGCCTGGGCTTAACTACTGGCCCAGGCTTTGGCCGTATCGATCTCGCTACTGGAACAGGTGGTCCGACTCCGGGAGTACGACCTTTCAGCTGACGTGTTAGGAGGTAATAGGCATGAGCTTTGGCCGGATCATAAGGCTCATCCGAATGCGCTACCCAGTGAACGAACTCCGCGGCGTTCATCTAATGCCCAAGACTTGCGAACACGTCGTCCAGACTCGAATCCACTTCGTCGAGAGCGTTATTGACTATCGAGTCCGCGTCAGCAGGCGTTGCGGATCCATCGTCTGGATTTGCCGAGCTGTCATCCGGCGCTGTCGGCTGTGCGGGAACTGCGGGAGGCTGCAAAGTCGACGGATCAACCGGCTGCGGGAGATTCTTGTTGATCAGCTGATTGGCCTTCGGATCCTTTGACGGAGTGAATCCGATAATCGAGCGCATGTCGTTGCCCGACAGTACTTCGTTGCGCGTGAACTTGTCAGCGATCTCAGCGAGATCAGCAACAGGAACGAGCTTGAACGGGTTCCGTATGTAAACTACTGACTGACCCTGAGTTCGTGCGGTCTTAGTCAGGAACGTTCTTGACATGGCTTCCGTGATGGCTGTCAGAATCGGCTCAACCGTTCGGTTATAGTAACCAAGCATCGAC